CACTATATTGTGTATCATTTGTCTAGTTAAATTAGTTATCTCTGCTAACTCAATAGCTGAATAACCAATACCATACAAATTCTTTATCGCTACATTTCTTATATCTATAAACTCTTGATTAGTAATTTTAAGATTATGTAGTTCTTTCATACTTTCATCTAACACTCTGCGATAATTAAACTCTGTTTGTTTATCTACACTATCGCTTATGTTCTCTTGTGCTTTAATCAAAAGATCGTTTAGTTCATCTTCCATTGTTTACCTTTCTATTCTTCCTCTAATGAGTTATACCAAATAACAATTGTGTTGTTTAATTCAAAATCATAATCATTATCATTGAATTCAAATTCTGTATATGAACTTGTATATCCCCAATTAGTATGCCCATAATTATCTTGAACATAGTCATCAATATATTCTGTAATATCTCTCATATCTTCCCTATTCTTTCTGCTCTACATATTCAGCAATAATTATTAATCTTTCTACTGATGATGTAATTATTTCTTCTAGTTCGTGTATGTCATTACACTCTGCTATATATGTGTTCATATCATCTTTCATATCTTCCCTATTCTTTCTGCTTATAGCTTATAAAAAGCTATCAGCTTTTTTAACTACCACTACATAACTTTGGTTAAATGTTTGTTGATCTACAATCTCTAATCTATTACCCTCTATAAAATGCAACACTTCTTTTGTTGTCTTAAATGGTTTTAGATTATTGTTATAATTAACAAATATATACCTACAATCTAGTGGTAACTCAATCTTCTGTTTTAATACCATAATCTTAGTCTAACTAACTTTACAATAACTGTAAAGGTTATTTGCTTACAATTTTCTGCACTTGCGATAGCCTATCTACTATATTTTCAAGCTCATACCATACATTTTTTGGTGTTATGCCCTCTTCATAGTAATAAATACTATCTTTTCTTACTTGCTTTATGTCCTCTTTTAAGAACTCTAGTAATGTATTAACTTCTTTCATACTTCCCCTACAATCTCGTGGTATATAGCCCATACAACTGCTCTAAAATGATCTTGATCATACTTAGATATATCTATATCAGCTACACACTCGGCTAAATTAGTTATGTCTTTATGCTTTTGGTTAAGCTCTTTCTCTATTAACTTTTGTATGTTATGTAAGCTCATACCAAATGCCCCCATCTTCTACTTCATCTTCATACCATTTACCATATTGGAACTTATCTTCTTCGCCATTATTCCAAACCTCGTGTGCTTGTTCAAATGTCTTAGCACCTTTGATACCAACTTGGTAAGTTTCTGTTACAACTATTGTGTAACCTACTTCTTTTTTATTACTCATAGTTTCCTTTCTAATCTATGTTTATTGGATAATGACAATGCTCACAAAAATACACTTCTTCTAATACATTTTCATTACCAATAAATTTAATCTTATCCCCACAACACAAACAATTTAAGGTTAAACCTTTTAATCTATTTGTCCTTACAACTTCTTGAAAGAATAAAATATTGCTCATTACCACCCCTCTAGTGTGTCAATATCTTCTAACTTCATATTGTAATTGTTAGCAACTTTCTTTAATAATATTTTTGTATAGTATCTCTGATCGCTTGTCATATCATTAACAAATGCTTGACAAAATAAATATTCTATTGCATCTAAACAATCATCTTTACTTACTTTGTTTATTTGTCTGCTCATTGATTAACCTACACTTTCTTTTTTATAATATTTATCTATATATTTCTTTTCTCTTTTACCAAAACAATCATTACACACTAGCCATAGAATAAAAGTTGGCTTATATTCATATAAATAGCTAAATGATTTTTCGCAAAAATCACAATATTTCATTGATTAACCTACACTTTCTTTTGGGCAATTACTATATGGGAAGTATTCTTGTTCTTCACACGCACACCAACCAAATTCTTCTACTTGTGTATCGTGATCCAAATTAGCTAGATACTGCCAACTATGTGATTTACTCATTATTAACCTACTTTCTGTTTATTAACCTACCTACATTGTAAAACTTATATTACATTATGTCAATAATTTACCTACAAGATCGATCTACCTACACAAAAGAAAAAGCTGACCGACCTAAAGGGGAAGATCGATCAGCTTGTTTCTTGTTGTTGGTTGGTTATTTACCTACAGTTTATTAATACCTTTTAATATAAAGTAACTTAATACAATACTAAGCCACAATATACCCCAATCAGTAACAACCCAAAAGTAAATCATAAAGTTGTTTAATGTTTCCCTATACATTGTTTAATCTTCCCTTTCTGTGTTCTTTATAAACACCCAACACGCCCCATATAGAGCGTGTAAGCTATTTATTCTTCTTCTTGTTCTGCTTGTAATTCTGCTATAACTTCATAACCTAACCAATAAGCATACAAATTAACTAACCTTTCTGCGTTGTCTATTTTTTCTATTGTTCCTAATGCTATTTCTTCCTGTTCTTGAACATATCCCAACACTTCAAAAGTATAATTTCTATCATCTTTAATTAACCATTGTTCAGCGTTGTAATATCCTATAATAAAATAATCTGAATTATATACTTTATAATGTAAGTCATCATCTTGTAACGCCTCAGATAAAGTAAGATTATTATTTTCTACATAATCTAATAACTCATTTTTTATTTCATCATATTTATAATATTCTATTGCATTAATCATTTCTTTCCTTTCTCATTTGCCTACACAGTTAGATCGATCACAGGTCATAAAACAACCCATAATCGCCCTGTGCATAATATCCCCAATTTGTTTTGTGTGTGTTTCCATAGTCATCTTCTTGTTCAAGTTCTACAAGTTCGCCTAGTTCATCTTCTATAAACCAGCCACACTCATTTAAACGAACAGAACTCATTTTATCGCCACCCCCATTTTCAGTAAGTTCAGTAATAAATTCTAACGCTTGTTCTTCGCTTTCAGCTTGAACGAATGTTTCGCTCTCTTGTGTGTATTTAACTTTATATAAATTCATAATTATTTCCTTTCTATGATTATTTAAAATCTTTAAATATTTCTTTTAATAATTCTAAATTATCTTCAATAGCTTTTTCATTTATTAATTCACCTGATTTAAAAACATCAGCTAAATCTTTTTCGTTTTTTATTTCTCTCATTATTAACCAACCTTTCTATAAAGTTCTTGATATTCTTTTAATTTGCTTTCGCTTAAGACATAAACACCTTTTGAAACTCTTTCATAATTTCCTTTTAGTGTTTCCTGTCCTGTTATTCTTCTAACATTATGGCTAATAATTCCTAAATCATCAGCAATAGTTTTGTTATCAGATTTACCATTTATAAATAAATAGTAAGTTACTTTGTCTGTTTGTGTTTCTTTCACAATATCCCTTTCGTTTAATTAACTTACTTAATATTATTATTGTAAAATTTATATTACAAGTTATTTAATTAAAATTTCTTAGATTTTTTTTAACATACTATATGTAGTAAAAATTGTAAGCATACCAGATCTTGTGGTGTTAGGTTGGAACACTATATATGGTATATTGTTAATGTCGTCTAATCACATTTAAAACATACCCACTATCTAACATAAAAAATACATACTGGATAATTTGAACACGATACACGCATAAAACACTTTAAACATTGATTATATGGGATATTACGCACAATAAACGCACTATTTACGCAACATAATATACATTATCGGACATAATGCAAATGTCAATATGGACATCAACTATCGTATACGTAACACTAAAATCAATCTATGGAAACTCTACAATTTACCTACTATATATAGTGTGCTTTTAATGATCTACTACAAGTCTTAGGACTGCTATTACAGTAGTATTGATTATCCCTTATTTGCTTTAGCTTAGAGTTACACTCTTTACATACTTTCAATAAAGATAAGTATATTATTAAAATAATTATTGATGAATAGTTCTAACCCTGTGCCACTCCCAACCCAACCGAGTGCTATCAATTTAGTAGCATTATCTGCAATACAAACTACTCATACTGTTTACACAGTTACCTTTGTTACCACCATTACCTCGTAAGCATTACAGATTTATTTTCAATATGTGGAATAATAGGCTATTACCCTAGTTACTATGGTCCAGCTAGTCCACTTAATCCTGTTGTTTGATCCAATAATTCTTTCTAAAAGCTGGAGAATTATCTTGTTTGTTGTTGTCATAGTATCACATCTTTGTTAATATACAAATCATCTAAGAAAAGTTCTTAGATTTGTGTAGGGGTACACAATTAGAAAAGAAAGAGCTTGAAATCATAATGACAAAAATATGTGTTGATTTAAGTTAATTCATTTTCTTTCATAGAACAGTAAATGGACATACTGTACGGCAAGAGGACCTAGAGCAATCTAGGTCTTTTTGTTTATTGACTTATATTCTTTTATGGTATATACTGAAATTACTCTTTTCAATAGAGTATCAACTTCCCTGTTTGATTAACCAATATGCCCTAGCTAGACTAGGGTATGGAGAGGAAAGTATGACAGATATACCAGCAGTTGATTGTGATCAATGTCTGCAACCTACTTGGGCTGATGACCTGTATGATGGGTTATGCTTTACTTGCAGCCAAAATGATTTATCAGGATTCTTTGAATAAAAAAATTTTTTTACGCACCTGGTTCTTGTAAACCAGAAGGGGCTTGTCTTCCTTTTATACGAGGATAAGTTTTAGGTTTATGATTATTACAATATCTAAACTTGTTATATTTTGATATAACAGTATTACAGTTCTCATCAATACAAATCCTTCCACTACTATATGAAGTAGAGGGTTTGTAATTAGGATATTTATTTCCTTTTATATAATCACTCATACAACATATAGTATAGTTAGGAGAAAGCAAATGCCTGGTAAAGGTTATAAATACAAAAAAAGAATGACAACTAAGAAAGGTTCTAGAAAAAGAAGATAATGCCTTTTGAGAAAATAGGTCCTAATAAATTTAAATCACCTAGTGGTAGAATTTATACAAAAAAACAGGTACAGTTGTATTACGCAACAAATGGATTTAGGAGAATGAAATGAAATCTAGTGGAACAGTATCTTGGCAATGGGGTGGCAAAACGCATTATGGAACACTTATACCAAGTAGAGAAACAAAGTCAGCAAGATTTGCTAGAACTAAAAATGGAAAAATAAAAAGACTTCCTAAATAATGGCTGAACGAAAAGTTTGTGCCAATCCTGGCTGTGAAAAAAAGTTTACAGCTAAACACAATAATAAAAAATATTGTACTGTTCAATGCAGTCGTAAAGCTCAACACAAAAGAGTAAAAGCTAAAAAGGCTAGAGAATATACAACACAAATGACTGTTATTCGTGGTGAGCATTATGAAGATTATGTTAGAGATTATGCAGAAGCAGTAGAGAAAAAATTAATTACAAAAACAGAAGTTGCAGAATTTTTAGGTGTTAGTAAGCCAAATGTTACTAAAATGCACGAGGCATACCTAGTAGATAAAGATAACCTAACTAAACAAAAAACTTGGAAAACACCAAAAGAAGCATTAGTTGCATTAGAGAAATTTGAAGATTTTAGAGATAGATACTTTCAAACAGAGACAGGAGAACCATACGAAACAGCAGACTTTCATCAAAAATGGATTCAAAGTATTTTACAAGCAATAGATGAAGGTGGCGAACAAATGATACTTTCTCCACCACGACACGGCAAGACAGACTTACTTACACACTTTGCTGTATGGCAGATATGTAGAAATCCTAATGTAAGGATTATGTGGGTTGGTGGTAATGAAGAAATAGCAAAGAATGCTGTAGGTGCTGTAGTAGATCACTTAGAACATAATGAAAAACTTATTGAGGATTTCTGTGGACCAGGACAAACATTTAAACCAAAAAACAGAAGTGGTAAGTCTTGGACATCTGGACAGTTTACTATTGCTACTAGGACTGTAACTGGTATTAAATCTCCAACAATGGTTGCTGTAGGTAAAGGTGGAAAGATATTATCAAGAGACTGTGATTTGATTATTGCAGATGACATTGAGGACCACGGCACAACAATACAACCTAGTGCTAGAGAACAAACAAGACAATGGTGGACAACTACTTTGTCATCTCGTAAAGAGGAACATACAGCTATTGTTATTATTGGGTCAAGACAGCATCCAGAAGATTTATATAACTTTCTTTTAGAGAACCCACAAGTTACAACAATCGTAGAGGAAGCACATAGTACAGAGTGTGTGTTACCAGAATTAGATATTGATGTACATACTGATTGTATGTTATGGGCAAGTAAGCGTAGTTACAAATGGTTACTCTCTCGTTTACAAGCTGCTGAAACAACTGGTGGTAAAGCTATCTTTGAAATGGTATATCTTAACAAAGCATTCGTAGATGGAATAACAATGTTTGATGTTGAAGAAGTAGATTTGTGTAGAGATGTCAATAGAACTATAGGAAACATACCAGCAGGAACACATTTAATTGCAGGACTTGACCCTGCTTCTACAGGTTTTCAGGCTTGTTTCTTATGGGCAGTTAATACTGATACAGGAAAAATGTATATGGTAGATATTGAGAATGAACAAGGTGGTGGCATTATTCAAGCCAAAGAGACAATTAAAAAATGGTATGAGAAGTATGGACTTGCACATTGGGTTATTGAGGAGAATGGATTTCAGAGAGCAATACGACAAGATAAAGATTTAAAAGATTACTGTGCAAGAATGGGTATTTATTTAGAAGGACATCAGACACAAAAAAATAAATTTGACCCTATCTTTGGCGTTGGAAGTATGAGAGAATTATTTAAAGAGGAATTAATTAGTTTGCCATATGGTAGTGCAGAAAGTGAAACTAAGAGTAATATATATCGTAGGCAACTAATTTATTTTTCTACAGGTGCTAGTAAGCAATCTGGTAGAAACAACAAGAGTGATGTTGTTATGGCTAGTTGGTTTCCTATGAAAGTAATTAGGAGATTACAAAAAGAACGACTAGCTGAAGTAGGATTAGATTATAAACCTAGTTTTGGAGAATGGAATATAAGCGATATGAACGAAAGCCCTTGGGGATAAGATGACACCAGAAGAAATACAACACGCTATTACACAGTTGCATTTTGATAATCAAAGTGCATATTCTACTAGAGGTCGTGTTCGTGCAATTATGAATGGTGGACCTGATGGTATTCTTGCATTGTTAGGCGATCAACTACAAGGTTTCCAAGATTTCCAAATACCTGTACCTAACTTGATGATGTCAGGATTAGAACACTTAGCACAAAAGATAGGTCGTATTCCAAACCTCAAAGTAGATGTACCTAATGGTAAAGATTCTGAAAGAGCAAGACAGAAAGCAGAAAAGATTGGTCGTATAGTCAATGCTTATGATGAGGTACAAAAATTAGATTTACAAATGCCACAAGTAGGTAGATGGCTACCTGGTTATGGTTTCTCTGTTTGGGTTATTAGAGAAAAGAAAGATGCTAATGGAGTTCCTTATCCTATTGCAGAACTAAGAGACCCTTACAACTGTTTTCCTGGTTACTTTGGTGCAGACCAACAACCAAAAGAAATGGCAATTATTCGTAGAGTTCCAAAAGATGCTTTAGCTAATACTTATCCAAATAGTAAAGATAAGATTATGAAAAAAGATGATGCTTACCAAACAAACATTCTTGGTGTAGGTAACGCATATGCTTCTGCTTATACAGATTCATACAATGGTTCTTGGGCTAACTCCAATGGTGATGGAGATTTAATTGCAGAATATTACAACTTAGATGGAACTTATATATTCCATATGACATCAGGAACTATTCTTGACTTCATACCTAACCCACTTGATAGTGGTCCAGCATTTGTTATTGGTAAGAAATTTGCCTTTGACAGATTGCAAGGACAGTATGACCAAATCATAGGTCTTATGGCTTCAATGGCAAAGATTAATGTGATGTCAATAATAGCTATGGAAGATGCAGTATTTACAGAAACAAACATTTCTGGTGAGATAGAATCAGGACAATATCGTAAAGGTAGATTTGCT